ATGTGAACGCTTGCACATATTAAATATTTTCCAGTTACGGGGGCCGTAAAAGTATTACTAGAGACATTAGAACCAGTATCAATTCTTCCTGTCCAAGTAACTGACAAATAACCACCTGTTCCAACCGAATTTGGTTGATTACCTCCCCACGCCAAATAATAGGGTTGTAAAGGCATAGTCACTTCTTCGTCTGCTGATATGCTAATAGCCGTAGCATTAGCAGATGAAGTAATGCCATCTACACCCACACCAGTAAGACTACTTCCGTCTATGGCAGGGAGAGTTCCCGTAATATTAGCCGCAGGAATACTTGTTAGGCTACTCGCATCCAACGCTGGTAGTGCATTTTCTAAATCTCTAGCATCTAGATTAGTTAAATTAACACCACTTGCGGCTGGTAAAGTAGCAGGGAATCTGCCATCTGCTATTGTTCCTGTCAGCTTAGTTGAAGCTATAGTATCTATAGAATCTGATTTTATTTTACTGAGCGCCATAATTTATCCTTTCGGTATGTCAGCTTTAACCTTTGCAACGTGGTCTTTCCAGGTGCCGTGGTACATCATATCTAATTGTTCTCCCCAAGTTCCGTAAAGAGGTCTACGTTTATCTGCATAAGTTTTATCTGCTTCGTGTTGTGCTTTAATCCATTCATCAACAACATTATCATCTGCAAAGCCTATATCGTAGTCATCCAGATTCCATCCTCGGCTAGTTACAAAGTTATTCATAGCTTCAATATGGATAGGGTTGTTCTGGTCTTGACCAGTTGTTGAAGTTAAAATTTTTCCTGTGGATTTTTCTTTTACATAAGAAGTTGCCATTATTTAAATCCTAATAAATATAATTGTAATGTACCAGTAGGACTACCTGTTTTTGTCCAAGTAAATCTAACCCCATCGGAAATGCTAGATACAACACTACTAGTCCTAGTACCACCTTGAGTAACTGCGGCAACTGGAAATTGACCATAAGCGAAGCTATTCCCCGTAGCTCCATCTTCGCCAGTAGAACGATCCATTACCCCTACTTCAGTCCACCCCATAAAAGTTGTATCAGTACCTTCAATACTGCCAAATCCAATAACAAAGCGAGGATCAAAACCAAAGCCAGTTACGTCTTGTGTTCCTGATGCCGTAGATACGTCATAAGTAGAAGAAATGCCCTTGGCTCTAGTTAAAACTGCTGTTAATGCCGATCCATCTAATGCAGGGAGAGTACCTGTTAAATTTGCGGCTGGTAAACTGGTAAGACTTGCTCCCGATCCACTCAACGGCCTATTCACGGAAATATTCCCGGAACCGCTAGGTGTATCTATTGTGTCCACTTTAATTGTGCTTGCCATGATTTATCCTTAAATTATTGTGTAAACCCCATTGATCGTAATGGTATAGTTACCTAGAGTTATCGGGCCCACCGAACTTGCATTTGTACCTGACGGTATAGTTACATTTTGATTAATCTGGTTAGAATTAGTTCTGATACATTCATCTCCAGAACCTAAAGAAGGTCCACCTGCTGTACCCCAACTAAAATCTCCTTTTAGTGCTACAGAAGAACTAGGAGTACCAGTCGTATTGAGATGTGCTAAGTTTACTGAATCGTTAGCTAATTTAGCACTTGTAATAGTATTATCTGCGGGGACACCAATAGCACTCGTTAATCCTGTATAAATAACATTAATTATTATGCCTGTAGCTACTGTACTAGTAAACGTAAGTGCAGTTCCTACTATATTAAAATCAGTTCCATTTACCTGGACAACCCCATCAAGTGAGATTACAACACCATCAGTAGTGGTATCATAAGTTAATGTGTATCCAGCTCCATTATTTCCAGTTATCTGTTGTGTAACTGCATTTCCATAATTAATGTCGCGTCCTATATACGCCATCTAATTTGCCTCTTTAGGATATTTTTCCGTAGTTTCTAAACTTTTTTTAAGTTGCGTTAAAAATGATTCTCTGCCAAAGCGTAATTGTTCAAGATTAAATTCACTAGACTCCATCTTCCTATCCAAATCAACAATATGATTTAACATTCTTTTTTGTTCATCCTTGAAACTTTCAATATCATACTCTTTGTCATCAATCGTAATGGGGGTCTTTTTATTTTTTCCCATTTTCATACTCCTAAGTTAAATTATTAAGCTGCTATAGCATCGTTAAGTGGTTTTAAATCTTCTGTAGTCCAGAAATCTTTAGCAACCATAATTTTCAAATGGTCTTTGTTTCGTTTCAAAGTATCAACTGATTCGTCATCAGTATCCCCTGATGCTACAATGTCATTAATCAAATTTACAGAATCCATAGCTGCACTATAGTGTTGTGCTATTTCTTCTGCTGTAATTTCTTCAGCCATTACTTAGCCTCCAATTCTTCTATACGTTTTGTTAATTGTTGAACTGCTTTTACTAAAGGTGTAATTAAATGTGCAGGGGCAAACTCTAATTTGTCTGGATTATCTTTTGTTACCATACCTGAATCTTCCAAACATTTTTCCCCTGTGATCTTGCTGTCTACTTCTTGGGCAATAAAACCCATTTTCATACCAGAATTTGATTTCCAACTTCGGAAGTTAGGTTTTATTTTTGATCCATCAGTAATACCGTTGTCGTACCATTCTCGCCTGTCCCAATAAAATGTTCTTGGTCTTAAAGAATTAATAAAATCTAAACCAACTGCTTCTGGTAGGTCTGTTATTTGGGCTTTATCTCTTTCATCCGAGAGGGATGAAATCGTTGTATCGTTGCAACGCAGATTACTATGACTACCTTTTCCTAATGTAATCGTATTTTCTGAGGTAGCAGAAGGAGCAGATGCGTTATTTCCAAAACCACAATTATTACTACCTGTTGTTATATTATATAATGCGTAGTTGCCAATAGCGTCATTACCGGAACCAGTAGTAATACTATTCTCACTATTCATACCTATAGCAGTATTCGAACTCCCTGTTGTAAGATTAGTTATTGAAAGATTACCAACAGCTACATTATTAGTTCCTGTAGTGCAATCCAGCAGAGAATCGTGTCCAATAGCCATATTTTGAACACCAGTGGTATTGCTCTTCAAAGCCCTATAACCAAGAGCAACGAGATTGTAAGCTGTTGTGTTTGAGGTTGCAGCTTGATAACCAAAAGCAACATTGTTACCACCACTTGTATTAGCCTTTAATGCAAAAGTACCGACTGCCGTATTGTAAGTTCCGTTATTGCTTTGCATACATTCACGGCCAATAGCCACGTTATATGTTCCACCAACGCCAGAACCCAACGCACTGATACCAACAGCAGTATTACTTGAACCAGCATTAGTCATAGCTGCCAATGCTGAACTACCAATCGCTACATTACTGCCACTAGTTGTAGCATTTTTCAAAGCATTACGACCAATAGCCACATTATTAGTACCTGTAGTACCATTCATTGCGGCCTCACCACCAACAGCAGTATTACTACCCCCTGTAGTAGTAGCCCATAACGCTTGATACCCCACTCCAACATTATAGGTAGCCGTTGTATTGGTAAATAAGGTTTTGAATCCACACGCTGTATTATAACTAGCCGTACTGGCTTTGAGAGAATTATGACCAATGGCTGTATTTCGCTCACTACCAGTTGCTGTATACTGTGCTTGATTCCCCAGTGCGACATTATATGCACCTGTAGTATTACTCAGCAACGCTTGATAACCAAACGCTACGTTATTGGAAGCAGTTGTGTTGCCACCAAGAGCTTCGTGTCCCATCGCAGTATTATTTGAACCAGAGGTACAAGCTGTTAAATTATTATCACCCAACCCCACATTGTAATCACCAGTAGTGATGGCATCAACCGCACCAGTACCTAGCCCAATGTTGGAGGTAGCAGTTACTACTGCGTCACTTAATCCATTAAGTGATGAAGCACCAGCAGAACCCCAAGAAATATCTGTACCATCCGAAACTAATGCTTGTCCATTTGAACCAACTGTTAATGCAGAAGGATTACCTGAAGCATCTCCAACAATTATTTTTCCTCTTACAAGACCAGCCATTTTATCTAGAGTTACTGCATCATCAGCAATACGAGCAATTGGTAAAGTACCTGTTGTTAATTTTGAAGCATCAATACCTGTAGCTAAATCAGCATTAGTAACAGATCCATCTACAATTTTAGCTGAATCTACAGAATTATCAGGAGGCGTAATAGTTCCTATTGCTTTACCTAAATAAACGCAGTACATCGTATCCGTTCCTGCCGTAGCTGCGGATAGAGTTAAGGTAGTTCCTGAAGCTGTATAGGCATAACTACTCCCTGGTTGCTGACGAACATTATTAATAAATAATGCAATATCTACTTCATTTGTTACTGAATGAGTTAACGTATAACTAGTTGTTGCTGATACAGTAAAATGTTGCGCAGCAAGGCTAACGTATTTTTCAGCAGGCGTATTTCCTATATAAGGCATTTAATTCTCCTATGTGCTAATTGCGTCAACACAAGATACCCACGTATCGATTGATGATGCAGTATCACTAACAACTTTAAGTATATCTCCACTGTCCACAACTATTTTCGCACCTCCGTCAATTAATTCAAGTGACGAACCTACAGGTATGGGTGCACTCTTAACTAAATAATAATCGTTCGATCCATCATTGATATAAACTGATACTGCAGCAGGAGAAGTTGCATGAACATTTGCGCATCTAATACCGATTACCGTATCAAAACTATCTGCCGTAAATATAGTAGCGGCAGAAGTTCCAGTATTTCTAGCTATATATCGTCTAAAATTTTGAGCCATTTTGTTCTCCTAAAGGGCAATCGACATGGCAATACTAAAGCCAGCAGTAACCCCTGCTGTCGGTGTATCTATTGTTAGTGTATCTGTACTTGCGTTTGTTGTAATTGTTGTACCGCCAGTGCCAACAAAAGTTAAAGTATCCGTTGTATTATCTGCAACTATGTCTGATTGACCAGAAACAGCAATAGTTTTAAATATGTCATCTGGCACTGTTGTACTAGAGATAGTTAATGTATCTGTACTAGCATTAGTAGTAATACTAGTTCCACCGCTTCCTACAATAGTTAATGTATCTGAAGCTGAATCGGCAACAATACTAGATTGTCCACTAACAGCAATTGTATTAAAGATGTCAGCATTTGAATCAGCAATAGCATCCGTTAACATTGCTGTGGTAACACGTAATTCTATACGATCTCCGCCATCTGCTGCTGTTCCAGTCGTACCATCCTGACCTCTTACACATGTAAGAGTAGTTCCAGATACCCCAGTTACTTTAATAATTTCAACATAGCTAGATCCAATAATGCTCAAGTACATATGGTCACTTCCACCTAAAGTAGGGAAAGTAGATGCACTAGCTACATCAAAAGACGTAGCACTATTTGTTATACCAGCGCTTAATGTTGAATATGCATTATTACTAAATTTAACTGCCACAGGTATTCTCCTAAGAAATAGTTACATCCCAACTAATTGTCATTGTATCTAATTCACCTTTATTAACCGCAGTAAATACTGTACGACATAGCATTGTGCCACTTGAAGCAGCATTAAGAACAGCAGCTTCTGTAATTGCTGCTGTAGCAGGTGCTGTTACATTTGGAGTATCCGCCGGGATAGTTGCTGTATACGTAAGAACGTTATTAGATACTGAACCCCCAGAAGTAGTTAATGCTACTCGGGCTACTTCGGTAACTAGTGCAGTTTGTCCAACTGCCGCAGCTGTAGTTCCAGTACCAATAGCCATATGTGTCATTACACCAGCAGAAGCAGCATTCATTCGAGATGCAACCCAATTTTTGCCAGCAGTAACAACTAAATTTTTAACTGTTTTTACAATTTCTCCATTAATAGAAATTGTTAATTGACCTGTTAAAGCCACTGTGTCTTTCTTATCCATGATAGATTCCTTATTTCTATGTTAGTTACGATATATTAACATCATCACCAGTTACTGCTAAATCTCCAGCTGATATTAGACGCGTATTCAACATGTTAGTATTTAACATGCCATCATGATACATAAGAACTGAATCAGAAACAGATACGCTATCTGTTGGATCGACATGGTAAATCTGGCCGATTCCTGGAGTATCTCCAGCTGTTACGCTATCTGACTCATTAACTTTATGTATCTTACCAATACCAGGCGTATCAGAAGTAGTAATCGATTCCGTAACATTTTTACCAAATGTCCATACTAGTGAATCACTACTAGATAAAGAATCTGATATTGCTAAATTAAACTGCATTGCTACTATAATTTGCTCTGCAACGCTTACTGAATCAGTAGCAGTTCTAGTATAAGCTACAGTAACTGCAGGAGTATCACTAAGAGTTACTGATTCAGATCCATCTCTTCCAAATTCTTTATTTTTACTATTGTACTCTACATCAATGTCAGTACGCGCATTTACATATGTAATATTACATGCTTGACTATTAACGTAATCAATTTCCGCTTCTGCGGTGCCAACTAATGCAGATCCCAGCATTAAAAGTCATCCCTTACTTTAAATTTTAATCTGTCATATAAAGTTAATATAGCTCCACTAGTATAGGTTAATTCAATTTCACCTTCATATGTACCAGCCGCAACAGCTAATGTAGTTGCATTCCAAGGCATGTAGCATGTTCCATTTGCTGTAGGCGCAACTTTAACGCAAGTCATTGTGTCTAAAACAGTTGAAGAACCTAACGCACGGAATTTTACTTTAATAGTTGGATCAGTAATATCTATGGGGGCCCAGGTAGCAGAGTCATCTGGATCTAAAGTTTGCCCAGACGCGGCAGTGTTGGAATCTTTTAAGGTAAGATTTATTTCAGGTTTAGTATCATTAGCTACTACTTGTATCTCATCATAATATGCCATTGTTAACTCCTAAGGAGGTTGTTCTCAGCGTAGGCATCTATCGCAACTATAAGATACGTTAGTTCGCCCGAATGTCAAATTAATTTATACAAATCCATTATCTTCTAGTTTTGTATTAATTTCGATTTCATTATTACCCCACATACCAGAATTAATAAGTTGTTTACAACTTGACTCGTATCGCATTAAATAAGTATTATTTTCATCATTCATCATCCCGCTAATAGCTGCGTGTGCTTTGTAAGCCGCATAATTAAGTAGAGCTTCTGTGTATACTTCATTGATTTTCAAGTCTGTATAGGTAGTTTTAGCTTTTTTAGGAGCAGCCGCATAACGTAATATAATTTGACTCCGTTTAGGTGTTTCTGCATCTGTACCTTTAATTTCAGCTTTAAATGGTTCCGGTATAAGGATAGCTACATGTTGGTCAACTTTTTGTACCAATTTAACAGAATCATCTTTAATTGCAACTTGGTCAAAATCTGAAGCATAGTAGGCATGAATGGGAACTAAAAAATCCGTAGGTAAAGTATATTCTTCACCATCTAATGGGTGATCCATTACATAATCTTTTCTTAATAAATGAAATCGTTTATGTAATGCTAAATTAGCTAAATTAACATAGTTAATAAATTTATTTTGATTAGTAGTTTGTACAGCGGTAGGCGTTGGGCTTGGATTTGCAGAAGTGTCACCAACGTCAGATATAGCTAGCTTACTACACTCCCCTGTAACTAAGTAGTCAATGTATTCAGAAACTTTCATAGTATCCCCTATCTAAACAAAGTAAGAACTGTCTCCCGGAGTTTTATTAGTGTCGTCATCTCCCCACATAACCGAGCCTTGTAGCGGGTCTTCTTGTTCTTCATATGTCGATACTTCACTCGGCTTCCATGCATTAAGTTCAGCTAACATAGTAATCGTATCAATGTGATCGTCATGCTTGCTTTTAAATCCTGTGAAAGTAGCTAAGGATAACTCAGCTAGTATCTCCTCAAGCTCCTCGCTATCTTTTAATTCCTCAGGAAACCATATTTTATGCGATTTAAACAACGGTATCGCGTTTTGTTGAAACCGGCTCATTTTATCCTTGGTCGGCCTAATTCCTATAGTATTACTATTTTTACCTTTAGACAACGTAAAATATATGTTGCGTTGTCCCATTTCATTCTGTATCCAACTAATAAACCCGCCCTGCTGTCCGGTAGTTTCAATACCAACTTCCTGAGGATTATAAGACTGAACTAAACGGAACAACGCATCCATCGTCTCGTTCATCAACGCTCTTTTAGAAAATCCATCTACCCAGAGCCAGTCTCCATTATTATTCAAAGCCCATACATTTATTACGCTAAAGTCGGCGTGTTCTCGATCAGATGTAGCAAAATCCGTAGTAATGTAAAAATTGTAGGCTCCTCTATTTTGAAGTACGTTGTTTCTTTTATACCAAATTAAATCAGCATCGTTAACCAGCCTCTCTTCTTCAGAGGTGATTCTTAACATCATTTCCTGATTAAACGAATTTAACTTACCAGCTCCTTTAGCTTTAAGATATTGATTATTAACGTACTCATAACTAAAGCGATCTTCCCAGGCGCCTCTAAATTCTTCTTTCGAACAGGGAAAGTGCTCGCAGACCGGGTAGACATTTACATGCCAGACACCAGATTCAACAGCTTTGTATAGAGGGTCCTTAGCATTAAACGGAGTCCCAGACCAAATAACTTTACGTTTACTAGGATGTAACGCATAGTCAATGGCAGAGTAGACGGTGTTCTCAACGTTTTCAATAATAGTCGCAGACCTAGCATCTTCGTCTCCTAGCAAGTCGTCAAGTACTGCTAATTGAGGACGCGTATTCAATTCTACTGTACCACGAACTCCTGTTTTAGCACCATGCCCAGTTACTACAAATTCCTTTCCTTCAGCATTTTTAAAATACCATCGTATGTCAGTAAACCTAGACTCTTTAATAAATGACTTTAAGAACTCACTATTTTCGCAACGCCGCTCTATGCGCAAACGCATTTTCTTTACACCGTTTTCAATACTATCTGAAAGGTACAACGCGTAGTCAACTTTCCCAAATCCTGGAATAGATCCATATACAGCAATGTATAAAAATAAATACTCAGCAAATATTGTAGTCTTGGCAAGGCCACGGGCACACATGTTCGCCGTGTTTTGGGTTTTCCCCGCGATTTTGTCCAACATTTTGTAATGGATTACAGGAGTTTTATTTTCTTCTCCTTTTTCTCCATTAACTAATTTAATAAACGAAACAAATTCTAAAGCAAACTCACTAGGAACATACGTGGGGTCATCTATATACTCACAATCATTGAGCCACTCATCAACTGTTTTCTTAGCTAGCATCCTCAATTACCTCATAAGTTGCTTCTTTAAGTTCTTTTGGTTTGACAATAATTTCACTTTGCGCGATTTCCCCGGCACTTGCCTGGCCATTCATTATCATTGTAAGTTGTTGTTTAGCAAGGGCTCTAGTGGTGTTTCGTAGGTCTTCAACGATATCATTACTATAACCGATATCAATTTCCACTTTAGCCGCAGCAGGCGCCGCCAAGTTTGTTATCAGGCTTTCCGCCGCTTTTTGTCTAACCATCTCGGACTTAGCCGTGCGCATCAATTCGGCCTGTGTATTAATAGCTTCCTGATACACACCTGCATTCAATATATGCGTAGGAACCAAGGTCTGTTCCAGTATTTTCGTAACTAAGGCGTTATTTCCGTAGTTATCCGCAAAGCTTGCGATATAGGATGCAGAAGCGCCCTTATCGATTAAGTTCTGATAACGATCCGGAAAGACTTTACTATACGCCGTAGAGGACTTATCACCCATTAGCTTCAGAGATACGAACTTAATGGCATTAATATACGCAGCTAGGGAATATCTTCCAGTAGAGAGAACGGAAGAGTAAGTAAGCGCGTTATCCCGAAACATCCGCCGCAGCTCTGAATTCGATTCAGAATTAATCATATCGACAATATCGTCAGTTAGATGTTTACGAAACCGTTTATCCGGCAGGGCGCCTGCCAGCTGTTCTTTAGTCAGGTGGTCAGTAGTCTCGGTATTACTTTCAAGATCTTGTAAATTAGCTAATTGCATCACAAACCTCATTCCATTTAGTGATTAAATCATTATGAGAAACTCCATCGCTATAACAAACATGCGGGCAAACCATCCATTTTCCAGCATCTAATCGAACTAGGACATCATTTTCTTCCAGTTCATTCCAGTATTTGTCCCAAGTACGGTAATCTTTAATCCAAGAGACGGCTTTCACGAACTCTTTTTTGTCTATCTCATTGTTTTTATTAGATAATAAAGTAAGTGGCAATAGTAAAGCGCACGCCGTACTCGATAAATCGTTCTTACCTGCCCGTTCTAGATTTATGTTTTTACTCATTTCTTTTTTCTCTTCATCCGAATTCTTTCAACTAACCATTCAGGCGCCAAATCAGGCCAGCGTCCTACGATTTCATGTACATACTGCCTTGAAATACCATAAGTCCTGGCAACATGGGACGGTTTATGTCTGTCATGCAAAGCTTCTAGTATTGCCGCATCTCTATCAGTAGGCTCTTTAAGGGGTTTTCGTCCTCTCATTTCTAAGTCCTCTGCTGGTTTGGGTATCCCACATGTGCTTAACTATAAAATATTGCCTATCATTCCCATTAAACATAATATCTGGATTTAGCATATACTCTTTTTTCGTGAATTTCCTAATAAAATCACATTTCTTAAGCGTCCTTAACCCTCGATGAAAGTCATGCAGGGTAATCCCAGCCGTCTCAGCTATCTTAATTGGAGTCCCTACAACCATATTCACGCGGTTAATCTGATACATAAGTTTCAATAAAACAAGCGCCGCATCAGAAGACAACTTATTACTAGCTAGAAGAGTTGCCGGCGGAGTCCCGAGTTGAAATTTATTAAACATTTGACAAGTAGCTCCCTATTTGTGGTATCTTCTAATTGTTAAGCCTCTTCCTCCTAAACCTGAGGCCCGATGGAAAACCCGCTCAAGCTCCCTCCTCGTCTGAGCGGGTTTTCTTTTCCCTTTTCAATATGCACATATTGCAATACTTCTTCTTAGTAGTCTTATCCCCACACCCAGGACATTTATGAGCCATAAACTTCCTAGTAGATTTAGGATCTGGATCAAACACTGGTTCAACGATTCTTAACAGGTTCCCTTTCCCATCAAATATTTTAACTGGGTACATAGATAAACCTACTCCTTCCAAATTCCCATATTCACGGTGTCAGTATTGAATATTGATGCTTCGTTAATATTAAAATACCAAGCTAGAAATAACGTGACTCCAAGTGCTACATACCATTTAATCATGATCCCTCCTAAAGATAAGTAATATTAATGTTACTTACTGTTTATACCTAAAAACTACAAAATGCAACACTTAACTTCAGTTTAATCTCATATGTGAGATTTAAATGGGTAGTTTAATCTCAGATCTGAGAATGAAAAATCTGCAACTTACTGTATCTAAAGAAGTAACGCCCTTCTAAGAATAAGAAGCACGACCCGCTATATTATATAATATTAATGCGCCAAGCTTCGTCCGTGCCGCAGGCACGTACTCGCTTTGGCGCAACACTAAACCGAGTGGGAAACACTTAGATGGTCTCACAGCCCGCGTGAGATTTTTTTAATTTAGGTACGAATGCAATACTAACTAGCTGGCTTGGACCAAGCCAAGCTACCCCCGCCCCCATTGAAATAAAACTATCTTTTTTTACACATGGGCTACGCCTAGTAGAGATCTTATTTAAACTTTAGCTAAAGGAGATTCAAATGAAACTAATGGACGAGTTCTCAACCGCTGGACAAGCAGCCTTCAAAACCACTACGGTAGTTATTAAAGGTGGTTACCACGCTGCATCAATGGGTACAGATGCCATCATCCGTGAACGCAAGAAATCAGCACTTAACGGTGAAATGGAACTACAAGACATAGTCAACGAAGCCGTCAAGCAAGGAATGGACGAAGACGTTGCATGGTCTACCTGCGCTGCTATTGAAGCAGAAATCTAAACTTAACGTTACTGGAGATCCCAAAACCTGACCGTACGGGATCTCCTTGTTAGGTTTATGGCTACGCCTAGTAGAAGCTGGGGACTGGTCTAGTATAAAGGATTAGTCTTGATGAAATTCGAAATCATCAAGGCCGATCACCAGTCTACGCTTTTTTTTTCTTAAACCCTATAAAAGGAGGACACACAAACCAACCAACACAAGTAAGAGAGTGCACAGAGAGATTTGTTGTTTCGGCTACGCCTAGTAGAGGGCTAAAAGTCTTATAAATACTCTTAAGAGGAGATTAAATATGTTTAAAGAAATATGGGAAGATAAAGAGATACAAGAACACGTTAAGAACATTAAAGAAGCTGTACAAGAAATTAAATGCATTTGGGCAATTGAAATGCATCAGCTAAGAATTAATAAAATAGCTAGGCAAGCTAAAAGAAACATAGCCAAGCTAAAACGTAATCCTTACATAGGAGAGTGACATGAATAAGATTACAGAAGGAATACATAAATACCTGCAGGATTATGTAGATATTATGTGCGACACCTGTGGAAGAATAGAAATAGTTACTAGAGAAGAAGCTGAAGAAGCGGATGATGGTTATGGTGTTGTATCAGAAGAGGGTTGCCCATCATACATGGGTTGTAATGGCAATATGGTTATCTACACTGGGAGGAAAAATGCTTAAACAAATTGGATACTACTTCAGTTTGACCATAGGCATAATCATTGCCATACCATCAGTTCTTATACTGGTGGTATGGGCATTGATTCAGAAGCCTATTCCTGTTAACAAAGACCATCTGCCCTAGCGGGCAGATCAGGTTAGGCTACGCCTATTAGGATCTTAACGACACGATAGCCATCGTTAAGAACTCACGACTCCTTGCGTGAGGACAGGGGCTATCATAACGCCTGAGCATGCGTGAAACTGCTCACTTAATTAGGAGGATAGATAATGAAACAGATAACCGTATGCTGGTACGTATCAGATTATGCAAGAGTTTGTAAAATGCTAACAGGATCCAACGCTGATATTCGTAAACAAGGGGATAAGCTGGCAAAAAAGCACAGTCTTCTAGTAGATGACATCGGTAGTACTTGGGGTCTACGACCTTGGAAAGAATATAAAACCATACACTTAACTTAGGAGGATAGATAATGGACTTAGTAATACCGCAAGAATTAACAGAATTACCTAGTAGACAAAAAGGTCTTATCGATGATTATCGATGCCATGTTGTATTCCCAGAACACATTTGGGAAAGTATGCAACAGTTCCAGAACGAAAGCTCTGGATTGGGTCTACAGATTGCTAAAGACCTTGCTACAGGCTGGTGTGTTTACATAGCTGTACCATACCATCATCCCTTGTTTGGTATGACTACAAAACAGCTTGAAGAAGCAGGCTTGTATAGCTCTGATCCAGAAATCACTTGGGCTGGTTACTGCCCTTGGAATGATGACGATAAGTCAGAATGGTTCTTTGGTTGGGATTACCAAAGAGCATCATGTCCTATTACTCCAGAAATCATCGAATACGATGCTAAAGAAGTAATAGATTTAATTAATCATGGGGCTAGTACAATCTAGCCCCTTAATTGGGAGGACAGATAATGGGCTTAGATCAGTTTGCATACACCATGGATGTTGGTGTAGAGGATCAGCAGGACATTGCTACTTGGAGGAAACATCCAAACCTCCAAGGTTATATGGAAAAGCTCTGGCGAGAACGTGGTGGAGAAGGTGAATTCAACTGCCAATCTGTTGAGCTAACAGAGCAAGATATCTATGCTCTGCGGTCTGCAGTACAAGGCAAAGGTCTGCCTGAAACACATGGGTTCTTCTTTGGTAATGACGCCGATTATTACTATTTAGAAGAAGATCTCAAGTTCTGTAATGAAGCTCTTGAGCTTATAAAGCAGGGTAATAAAGTTTATTACTCTTCTTGGTGGTAATCATAGGGCATAACGGCTTGTGAGAGCCGTTATGCCTAAAATCAGGCTACGCCTATTAGATGCTGTAAACCAAAACCTTTTGGTACAGCTAATATTAACCTCTTCTATAGGAGGAAGAAGCATGAGCGTTCAAGCTAACCAGCAGTATAAGAAAGTTGAACGAACCGAAGACAAATCTAAAGCACCTAAGCTTAGATTTACTTTGGGAGAATCCGAGCGATATTTTGAACCCGCTCAGTATCTCAGTTCTAGCAAGGGATTAAACCCTGCTAAAGTTAAATCCCTGTTTAGCAATGACAAGATGTCGTTGGAAGAGACAGGTGGTAAATCCCTGAAAGTTATGTTTAAGACCGAAACAGAAGTTAAATTCTGTGGGTTTGTAACTGCAGGTGATGCTTCTCTTACGTTGGATGAATCAGACGTAGAAGAAGTACTGGAAGCAGCACGTAATGGCGACATTAAGAAAGCCATTAACGGAGACGAGTTAATAGCTCTCTTCTAATCAATAGCAGACTGGGGGTAATGCTCCCAGTCTGCTTTTTATTTAAGGAGATATCATGAGTGTTACATGGATAGAAATAGTATTTATATTACTGTGCATAGGTTTTGTATTGGTAGCTGTAGCCTTTGCATGGGATAACATTAAACATTTCAATAAGGAGGATTAGTAATGAATTTATGGTTGATTCCATTTTATTCAATATGTTCAGTCTACTTTTGGTGGCTATTGTGTGAGCTTATTAAAATATATGATGAGGATATCTTATGAAAGACCTCATCGGAAGTGTAATGCTATTTGCAATGGCTTACGTAATGCTTTGGTTAGCAATGGCAATTTACTAACGTAAATTGCTTTTGCTTTTAGGAGTAAGATAGTGACTTTAAACTTTAAAGGAGGAGTAATGAAATATACAGTGTATGAAGTTACAAAGACTGAGTTAATCAAGATAGATAAAGTTAAAGCTACTAATAGTGATATTGCTATTAAAAAAGCATTGATTGGTGCGACAAGAGACCCAAAAAAGAAATACTTTGCTATTAATTATTAGCGGCGGGGTATAGGATTATTACCTATCGATGTTGCTAGTGGGTACTAGGGCAGATTGGTGCTCCTGGTTGCTCTAGTGCCCCGAAATTTAAAGGAGATGTTATGGATTCCGACTGTACAGATGCGATCACTATGTTTCTTAAAGCATACTGCAAAAATACATACAAAGCTATCAACTATACAAGTACATTTAGATACGAATTCTTAAAGAATCAGGTAGTTCCTGCTTTTGAAAATTGGCTAATGTTTATGTATTGTGCAGAAGATAGAGAAGCTATGGGCGATGCATGGGATAGACTTGCAAAAGAAGATGAAGAGTATAGACTGGAACAGAAAGAAGGAACGCTAAAAAATAAAATAATACCGATTAAACGCGGTTTCTTTAAGGAGAAGAATGATGTGGGTGCTCCTGATGATAATATTTAACCAACCTTACGCGGTTGACCATATAAATAACCTTGGTGAATTTTCTACCAAAGAACAATGTATTAAGGAAAGAAATAGAGCTTTAAAGCTAATAAATAGAGGAACATACACGCCAGTAAGCTTTGGCTGCACTCGAGTAAAATCTATTAAGGGAGGCAAAAATGAATTGGGTATTAGTTAAGAATATTAAATGCGACCGGGGCTTGGATCGATTAGCTACTGTTGTAGATGAAGACGGCATAAGACTAATATTTAAATCTAAGAAAGAGGCTGAGGAAGCAGCTTCTCACATGAATCGACTTGATGAAGCAACACTTGAAATGTATGAAGATTTACAAAGACAAGTAAGAATAAGTTCAATGGGACCAGTGTTAATTATGCCTGAAAAGGAAACTATTTATGAGGATGACTAGGATGAAAGTACCATCAATACGTACCATTGAAAGGGTAGTAAATTTAATACCAGTTGTTAAAGAGTTAATACCAAAACAACCAACTGAAGACACTAGTTTACTAGCAATTATTAAGAAGCAGGAAGACGAGTTACATGATAAAAAAGCCGAAATATGTAAATTAAGAGAAAAAATCACACAATTAGAAGAAACCTTAGGAGGGTATCAATAATGGAAAATAATAAAACTTTAGATTTTTATGCATGGATAATTCTATTACTAACAGTCCTTTATATTGGTGGTCATTTTATGGTTGCCACTGCTAATGGATGGGATGGGCTTATATTTGATTACGGTACCAGTAGCGATACTGATATTTCTATAGATACAGGTACTCGAGAAACTATCCCAGATACTGTTATTATTGAGCCAGGCTATACGATAGATGTAACTGATTCTGAAAATGAAACTATTGAGCTTGAAGTTATCACTGTTAACCCTGATACTGGAGGCCCAGTTCAGATAGAAACTTATGATTCAGAAACAAATGAGTATTATGATTTGGAGATGAATTTAAGATAGCTAATTAATCGTTTCCTGTTCATCTAAACTTACCTTCCTAGCCAGTCGGCTACGCCGATTAGGTCTCTCAAGCCCTTTGGATCCCATCAGTCCAAGGGGCTTTCTTTTTACTTAACGAGGAGCACTCAAATGGAAAACGATAAAGAGAAGGAAATAGATCAATATATACTGGAAACATCTTGGTCTACAAGGATTACAGATGAAATAGTACTAGAAGCAATCCAAGGAAATATACCATTCTCTATGGAACTAGATATCTTGGATAACATTGCAGAGCTTAATAGAGGACCTGTTCCCAATAAAGAAATATTCATTAAGTTCTTCTCTCTACTTCTTAAAGATAACGCCGCAAGGCCAATCCAAGCTATAGCTGCGCAAATAGGGCATATAGCAGGAATTAGAGATACTGCTGAAGCTTTTGAATGGGGCATCATTCTTGTTAAAGAATGTATTAATTCTGGTCTGTATCAGTTTCAACAAATAGACGATGAATGGTACGTTTACCCCAATTTAATGCTAACTAAGAAAGCTAAGCAGAAGATCGATAGGTTACAGTACTTACCTCCTATGAAATCTAGACCAGTACCTTGGACTAATAACCATAACGGAGGATGGCTATTCGAAAGAAAGCACTTAGTACTGGGTAATAAGTTCAATAAGCACGATTTACCGCTTTCTTATGACGTTATTAATAAGTTACAGGGGCTTCAGTGGGAAATAGATGCACCTACTTATACGTATGAGAAGCAAACTAATCGCATGATGAATAAACAGAAATTCCTAAAGGTTATTAAAGAATATTTAGGAATCCCGTTTCATTTTGTATGGAGATATGATTCTAGAGGAAGAAGCTATTCTTCTGGGTATGATCTTAATCTTCAAAGCAATGAATACGGTAAATCACTGTTATCATTGCACAATAAAGAAACTATTACTAACCATGGCTTACCAAACCTGTATATAGCTATAGCTAATCATGCAGGAATGGATAAGTTAACTTGGACGGAAAGATACGATTGGGCTAAGACCCAGAATCTTGACTCCATTAACTGGGATGAACCTATTCTAGGACGTAAGGCCGTTAGAGCCCTTAAAGATACAGAGGAGGGTAAACCTACAGGATATGTAATGAGCCTAGATGCGACCTCCTCAGGGCTTCAGGTGATGGCTGCGTTATCAGGATGCGTTGAGACAGCTACTCAAGTAAATATGGTAGATCCAGATAAACGAGTAGATGTCTATACTACCATTGCTAATGAAATGAATAAGCACTTAAGTAAGCCTGTACCTAGAAAGATCACCAAGCAAGCTGCTATGACTCACTTTTATAATTCTAGAGCTACACCTAAGAGATTGTTGTCTAAGGAAGAATTACAAGTATTCTATACAGTTATAGAAGGGTTTCTACCCGGAGCAGAAAAAGTAATGAACGCTATCAATGAATGCTGGGATTCAGAAGCAGATCATCATTCATGGATTATGCCAGATGGCCATCATGTGTACGTCCCTATTGTAGAACCTACTAATGGTACATATTCAGATGCAGAATTTGGTGATATTCCTCTAAGGTGGCTTCATCAGACCCAGTCTGATAACTATAGGTCTCTTTGTCCTAACATTGTTCATTCTATCGATGGCTATGTGGCTAGAGAAATGGTTAGACGTTGTAATTTCCAATTAAGTCATGTTCATGATTGTTTTGTATTTAATCCTAATCATCTTCAGGATGTAACCAAAACATATCGAGAAATTATGGCTGAAATTGCTCACAGCGATTTATTGGAAGATATCCTACGTCAGATCACAGGAAACGATACTCTATCGTTCTCCAAAGAAGCAGATATAAGTCAATACATTTTAAATAGTAGCTATATGTTAAGTTAGCAACTGTTCGAGATTCTCGAACAGTAGACTCCCCTAAACGGTCAGGAGGGGAGTCTAGCTATACTTAACATTAAGATACTAATATTACTTAATCTAACTTAAATTTAGGAGCTGTTTAATGTCGAATTTTGTGGTAAAATATTGCCAAATGAAGGCTTGCCAACAGTGGAGATTAGGTAATAAATGCGGCCTAGATGGTTTCGATATAGCTAAAAATATGGAGTATGTAGCTACGATGCACGATAGTTCAATATGTGAAATCAGAAGGCAGATAGATAGATATCGTCTACAAAATTTACTGGAGGATAACAATGGCAAGGATAACTAATAGCGAAGTCGCGAGTATGGAACAGAACATAATAAACGATTTATATTTAAAAACAGCGGAGGACCTAAATAAACGGAAGGAAGAATTAGTAGCTAAAAATAGACAAATGCTGCTCGAAAAATACCAGCCTTATATAGATAAATTACCAAAAAATATGCTTAATAAAAGGTACAGCTATCAACTAGATATTAACTATCCTTGGAACAGGATAAAAAAAGAAGACGATAGAAATACAGCAAATCATACTAAGACGGGTGTCTATAACCAGCATAAATATTTGATGACCAGATGGGGCACTGATAAAAGCCTCCACGAATTGGAATATATTAATGAGACTTGGGAAATTAATTTTAAACTACCTGAAATAAATCCAGCAGATGATGGCGAATTAAATCCAGATTTAGAAGAAGAAGCAGGAGAACTATGTAAAGACTTACTAAATTTTATAAAAGAAAAAGTAAAAATGGAGCACTACCTACAAGAAAGTATTGAGAAAAATAGAACACATAAAAAATTAAGAGATATATGGCCTTCAAGTCTTCAAAAATACATACCAGTAGAATCAAAAACTACTAGAGGTAAAAATACAGAAGCAGTAGAAGTAAACGCGCCTAATTTCCTTAACGAAAGATTAACCACTAACCTATTGGAGGACAATTAATGTTTGAAGTAAATGCAGATGAGCTGAAAGAAGCTCTGATAGAAGACCTTAAAATAGGTCTCACTCCAATGGTTGCGTCTAGTCCAGGCATGGGAAAATCAGATATTATCCGGTCTATAGCTAAAGAATTTAATTTAAAAGTAATAGATTTTAGGATATCCCAGTGTGAGCCAGTAGATATGCAAGGCTATCCGGGAGTAATAGATGGAAGAATGACCTTCCATATTCCAGAGTATTTTCCTATTGAGAAAGATGAACTTCCAGAAGGAAAAGATGGATGGTTATTATTTCTTGATGAATTTAACTCAGGAAATAAGCAAACTGAAGCAGCAGCTTATAAACTAATTCTAGATAGAGAAGTGTATAAACACAAACTCCATCCTAGATGTCTTATAGCTGCAGCTGGTAATTTAACCACAGATAGAGCAATTGTTAATACTCAA